ACAAGGTTTACAAGCAGAAAGATCTGCTTGAAGACTGCATCCTTATCTATCGCATCGTGCGTGCGCCAGAACGCAGAGTTTTCTACATTGACGTGGGATCTCTGAGTGGTCCTCGTGCCATGCAGTACGTTGAACGCATCAAGAACGAGATATATCAGCGACGAATTCCCAACAGGACGGGCGGTGGTGTCAGCGTTATAGATGCTGCCTACAATCCCATCAGCATCAATGAAGATTTCTTCCTTGCTACCAATGCCGAGGGCAAGGGGACACGCATTGACACGCTGAATGCTGGTGAAAATCTTGGACAGATCGACGATCTCAAGTACTTCAACAACAAGATGATCCGCGGTCTTGGTATACCTAGCAGCTATCTACCAACTGGTCCAGATGATGGCACTGCAACCTACAACGATGGCAAGGTTGGCACTGCTTACGTGCAGGAATATCGCTTCAGCAAGTATTGCGGTCGCTTACAGAACCTCATGAGCCCAGTGCTTGACAAAGAGTTCAAGCTGTTTCTCAAGCATCGTGGCATAGAGATACAGAGCAACCTCTTTGAGATCACCTTCTTCCCTGCCCAGAGCTTCAGTGACTATCGTCGCATGCAGATGGATGGTGAGCAGATCAATCTGTTCAGCACTCTCATGGGCACAGAAGCCACCAAGTATGTGAGCAAGCGATTTGCCCTCGAACGCTACCTTGGTTGGACGCAGGAAGAGATATCTCGCAACGAAGTCATGTGGCGCGAAGAGAATGCTGATCGCGTCAAGGACAAGACGGGTACTAGCTCATCTAGCGAGCCACCTGGCATGAACGCTATTGGACTTCGTCCTGATTCAGAGACACCTGCTCCTACAAGCGGACCAGATCTCGGAGTAGAAGAAACACCTCCACCAGGTGAAGAACCGGCAGGCGGTGAAGCTCCACCGGCGGCACCACCAGGTGGCGGCATACTTGGTGGTACCTAAGAACCATAAATATCCAGCGAGGACAGGCATATGAGAGCTGACGAATTCCAAGGCGCATACTACTCACCTGAGGATGACAAGTTCAATCAGGCGAAGCTGCATGACACTAGGAGGGTGAGACTAACGCTCATACAGCTTAACAAGCTCAAGAAGATGCGTGCTGCTAAAGCTTTGGAAGATTTGGTGCATGCTGATCATCTATCCATGCAATACGCTCCGGCAGAAGAAGGCGCACCAGGTCTATGAGTTATAACATACCTTATCAGTCTACGGCTACGTCGCAGGGCAACATCTTGGTGCTTGACGGTACCATAAACACTACCAGCACCAGCTTGGCACTAGTTGGTGCTAACACCGTGAACTTTGGACTTTATATCAACCAAAACTTCGTTGATCTGCTACAGACTTTTGCTAGCAACAGTGCGCCAATAAGCCCGTTGATAGGACAGCTTTGGTATGATACTGTAGCAGCAGCTATCAAGTATTACAACGGCGTGCAGTGGAAGGTGCTCACTCCGCCATTTGATGGCGCAGCAGGTACTGCTACTACCAGCATTCTTGGGACTAGCGTAGCTCTAACACTGGCAGACAACGAGATCATCTATGCTACAAGTTTAGTACCACTGCAACCAGCTGCGCTACCAGCTAGCGTGTTGGTTGATGACCGATATTATGCGTTTGCGCCAAGATTTCCTCAGGGTTTGGCTGCTGGTATCACAATAGCAAGCGATTCTAATGGTTTGCACCTCTTTGGAAGAGCCAGCACAGCTAACGCATTTACCAGCAACATGACCATAACTGTGACAGGCAGTGCCAATGCCAGCGTGAGCTTCAACGGCAGCGGTAATGTGGTGATGCCACTGGCGCTAACACACGTGGTCACAGCGGGCTACTATCAAAATGTGACAGTTGGCAGCAATGGTATCGTGACCAGCGGTCAGCTGCTGAACGCCAATGACATCAACACTGCGCTTGGTTACGTTCCCAGCCCAGTGGATGGTGTAGCTAATAGCCTAAGCTTTGGTTCTAACATAATAATCAACGGTGTAGTTGGTGGTAGCAACGTCTTCCACGGCAACAGCAACATCATCATAACTACCACATTCCTTGACAATCCAATGCCCACTAACGGCATCATTTCTCTGCCTACTGGTGCCACCATACCAATTGGTTGGTATATAGCTAATGGTCAGAGCGTGTCATTACCAGGTGGTGGTGGTACTGTTGTCACACAGAATCTCACAGGTTCAGATCTACCCGGTTGCGTGTGGATACAAAAAGTCTACTGATAGGTAAGTTTCATCGTATCTACGGTTTTTTACCTATATTTCAAAGGATTCGGCTGTTGCCATTAAATACAGCCGAGTCTGCTACACATCTTACCACAGGAGTAAAAGGCAATGGCTAGGAATAAACTTGAACAAGTCCTTGAATATCTCGTCGCAGGCGATGAGAGCAAGGCAAAGGATCTGCTACATCAGGTCTTTATCGAAAAAGCTCGTCAGATCCACGAAGAACTGATCAGCGCAGAAGAGATGGATGAAGAAACACTCGGCGGTGACGAAGGCAAGGATCTCCGCCACGATGTCATGCATCACAGCGACCACATCAGTGATCTAAATGACGAGATTGAGTCAGAAGAGATCATGGGTGAAGACGCTGAGATGGACATGGATGATGCTGAGATGGACATGGATGATGCTGAAGAAGATCTCGGCGATGCTATGTCTGACGCAGAAGGCGCTGAACATGACGTCATGGACGACATCGAAGGCACCATGGGCGACCTCGAAACTGCTCTTGCCAAGCTCAAGGCTGAGTTTGAAGAGCTAGAAGCCGCAGAAGGCGCTGAAGACCACATGGACGGCATGGGCGACGACGAGATGTCCATGGATGGCGATGAAATGCAGGGCAGCGAAGAAGGCGAAGAAGAGATGGACGAGATGTTCACCGAAGAAGACTTCGATGATCTCGCTGAAGCTGTTGAGCTTGAGAAGGTAACGATCCCTACCAAGGGTGAAGTAGGCGCTGGCAAGTTCAGCCCTAAGGATGCCGATACCAAGCAAGACAGCCCAGTACCTCCAAGCCAGACCACACGCTTTGGTGCTGCTCCGATCAAGACCGGAACAGGCCCTAAGGCAGATGGTTATGCTCTACAGGCAGCTCCAAAGAGCGACAAGCTCCCAATCCTCCCAAAGACCAATCAGCGCAAGACTGATACAGAGGGCATGGAAAATGAGCAGAGCGGCAAGTACGGTGCGAAGGAAGACAGCAAGAGCGCACTTGACACAACCGACAAGACTTTCGGCAAGGGCAACCAAACTAGCCCGCTCACTCATGCTCCGCGCAAGTAATTGAAAGAGCATAGATGCTATAAAAAATACCGCAGGATATATTCCTGCGGTATTTTCTTAGAAAAATGCCTATTTGACGCAGGTTAATCAATCTGTCACTAAATATCACACCAGATTACAAGGTATGTACATGAAAGAGAACATCTTAGTTGAGCATCTCACTTACGACGTTGCCAAAGCCGAGGTCATAACCGAATCGGCTGGTGAGGGCCAACCAAAGAATGTCTACATGAAAGGTATCTTCATACAAGGCGGGCTGCGCAATCACAACGGTCGCGTTTATCCCGTCAATGAGATACGTAAAGCAGTCGAGGCCCTCAATGAGTCAATCAAGCAGGACAACGGAGTTCTTGGAGAGTGCGATCACCCACAGGAGCTACAGATACATCTCGATCGCGTGAGCCATAAGATTACTGACATGTGGATGGACGGCGCTAACGGTTATGGCAAGCTACAAATATTGCCAACTCCCTGCGGCGAGATCGTCCGTACGCTGCTTTCTAGCGGTATAAAGCTAGGTGTCAGCAGCCGTGGTTCAGGCAATGTAGACGATAACGGCGAGGTAAGCGACTTTGACATGCTCACAGTTGATATAGTAGCCAAACCTAGTGCGCCAAATGCTTACCCCGTGCCGATGTACGAGGCGATCATGAATCGCAAACACGGATACCGAGCTAACGAACTCGCTGAAGCAGTTCGTCATGATGGTTCTGCTCAGAAGCATCTGACGAAAAT